ATCTTATTAATAACTTTATTTCCAATAACTTGCTTCGCTAATGGTAAAATTGCCGCTATAAAGAAAGGTCAAAGAGCACCATTCAGTGGTATACTATTAGACAAGTCCGCAGAAGCAACAATGACAGCAAAAAGAGAAAGTGCCGTTAAGATTTGCGAGATGAATAAAGACTTCTCAATAAAAAAGATTACAGCCGAATGTAATTTTGAAAAAAGACTTATTACTATTGAAAGAGACACAGGCAAGAAAAAGTTCGATGAGCTTATGAGACTCAAGAATGCCGAAGTAAAAAGATTAGAAGAAGTTATTAAAAAATCACAAAAACCAGATTATACTAAGTTATGGTTTGTTGGCGGCTTTGTTGCTGGTGTTGGATTATCCATCGGCATCTTTTATGCCGCCGCTCAGGCAAGTAAATGAAAAAAGATTTAAATCAAGTAGCAAGGATGGAACAAGCCATTGAAAAACGATGGGGCAAAGAAGCAATTGAGAATCCAGCCTCTCACTGGGACGAGGAAAAAGAAAAAGAATATCTAGAGCAGTTAAAAGAGCAAACAAAAAAAGAAAGCAGATCTTCAACAACTCGTGAACATGATGGTATTTTAATAACCTCAAAACTATTTATTGATAGAAAGGCTGACAAATGCCCTGTCTGCCATAGCTTTAAAATGTCTAACAAAGACAAAGTTATGATAAAAAAGATAGGACACTGCCAGCGATGCGAATGGAAGAAAAACTGATGGACAAAATTCAACAAATTATTCAAGGTATTGCAGCAGCAATGGCAAACTCCTACGACGGAGCAACTGATGAGAATGGTGATCCCATCAAGATCGGTCTTCGCAGAGAAGAGGGCAATCCAGTCCTAGACAGCCGTGTTATAGACGGCTTTGATTGTAAAATCCAGGGCAATCTTTTAGTTGTCAAGTACAACACCGAAGAGAACATTAAAGGTCTTCGTGGTATCCACCACATGGGCTTGGAGAAATATCAGCAAGAAATCGAGCAAAGAATGGCTGATATCATTAAGTTCGTTAAAAAAGAGGCTAAAAAAGCTACAGGTGCTACAGTCAATTTAAAGCTCGATGGCGAAATTGACATTCTGATTCAGCCAATGAACAAGCTTCGTACAATGGTTTCAGCCGTGGGCATGTATACAATCGGTGGGATGGAAGCTCAAGAAGATCCAAAGCCAGAAGGCGGCAGGCGATCAGAAGCTAATTTCTACAAAGACTTTATCTCAAATCTAAAAGAAGAAAAGCGCAAAAAGACATTGGGATACAAGCCTTTTTGGCGTAAATCCTAATTACCTTAATGGCTTTTAAATTAACTAAAAAACAAATAATAGCCGAAATCATTCGATGTGGCAAAGAACCTGCTTATTTTATTAATAACTTTTGTAGGATCTCTCACCCATTAGAGGGGACTATCCCCTTTAAATTATATGATTTCCAAGAAGATTGTATCGAAAGCTTTAACGAGCACCGCTTCAATGTAATTAACAAAGGTCGTCAGTTAGGCATTTCCACAACAGCAGCAGCTTATATTTGCTGGATGATGCTGTTCCATAGAGATAAGAACATCTTAGTGGTGGCAACTAAACTTAGTACAGCGTCTAACTTGGTAAAGAAAGTAAAGTTCATGATGAAATCACTTCCAGACTGGATGATGATTGCTAAGATTGCCACAGACAATAAAAACTCTTTTGAGCTAGCTAACGGCTCACAAATCAAGGCTTCTTCAACTTCTGGAGATGCTGGTCGTTCTGAAGCCCTTACTTTACTGGTGATCGATGAGGCTGCTCACATTGAAGGGCTAGATGAACTATGGACTGGTTTGTATCCAACACTATCTACTGGTGGTCGCTGTATTGCTTTATCAACTCCTAACGGTGTTGGTAATTGGTTCCACAAAACATTTACGGAAGCAGAAGAGGGGAAAAATGACTTTAACATAATGAGTCTCCCCTGGTCAGTTCACCCAGACAGAGACCAAGAGTGGTTCGATAAAGAAACTCGCAATATGTCTCGTAGACAAATCGCACAAGAACTTGAATGTTCATTTAACTTTTCAGGTGAAACACTTATTCATGGTGAAGACTTAGAAAGATTACAACAAGGATTGTGTGAGCCAAAATACAAAACAGGTCACGATAGAAACTTTTGGATTTGGGAGCCTTATGAACCCGGTAAAAATTATGTTTTGGTAGCTGATGTTGCTCGTGGCGATGGTAAAGACTTTTCAGCTTTTCAAGTTTTTGAAACAGACACGATGACTCAAGTAGCTGAATATCAAGGCAAACCAACTCTGGATGTTTATTCAGAGATGATATTTGAGGCAAGTAGAGAATATGGCTTTTGTTTAACAGTGGTTGAAAATAACTCTATTGGTATGACAGTGCTGGACAAACTAAGAGAAAGTAGGCACCCAAATGTTTATTATTCAATAAAGCATTCACACAGCTATATTGACATGTATGAAGCACAGAATACTTCAAATGCTGTGCCCGGTGTAACAATGTCTTCAAAGTCTAGACCACTAATTATCGCTAAATTTGAAGAGTTCATTCGTACAAAACTAATTACAATAAAGTCTAATAGACTAGCAAACGAAATGAAAACATTTATTTGGAACAATGGTAGGGCAGAAGCAATGAGAGGTTATAACGATGACCTTGTAATGGCTTGTGCTATTGGCTGTTGGATTAGAGACATTGCTTTGGTAGCCAATAAAAGAGAAATGGAATACAAAATGGCTTTTGCTGGAAACCTAAATAAGTCTAAAAAAGAATTTAATACTAAAATTCCTGGTCAAATAGGTTATACTAATCCAAGTAAGAAGTTAAGACAACAGCAAAATCAATATAAAAATTTTGCTTGGTTATTTAAGGGATAAAAAATGGCAGACCAAAAAAGAAATCCAAGGAATAATGTTTCTCCACTTTTTAAGGCTCTAACAAGAATCTTTTCAGGTCCGATTATTAACTATAATCAACGACAGGTGGCTCTTGATAGAAGAAGAAACTTAAACAAATATTCAACTAAATTTAAATCACTAGCAGGATTAGACTTCAAAAAGACTCGTTATAATCCATATGATTATATGCAAACTGCTATTATGGTTAATCACAATCGAGCAGAGAGATACTTAGACTTTGATCAAATGGAGTATATGCCCGAGTTAGCATCAGCATTAGATATCTATGCTGACGAGATGACCACTCACAGCATATTAACACCTTTGCTAAAGATTGATTGTCATAATGAAGAATTAAAATCGATTCTTGAAGAACTTTATTATAATGTTTTAAACATTGATTCTAACTTGTTTAGCTGGTGTCGTAACATGTGTAAGTACGGCGATTACTTCTTGTACTTAGACATCGATGAAAAGATGGGCATTACTTCAGCTATCGGTCTCCCATTGAGAGAAATTGAAAGATTAGAAGGCGAGGATAAATCAAACCCAAACTACATTCAATACCAGTGGAATAACGGTGGATTAACCTTTGAGAACTGGCAGATGGCTCACTTTAGAGTTCTTGGTAATGACAAGTATGCCCCATATGGAACTTCAGTTTTAGAATCAGCCCGTCGCATTTGGAGACAGTTGACTCTAATGGAAGATGCGATGATGGCTTACAGAATTGTAAGAGCCCCAGAAAGAAGAGTCTTCAAGATTGATGTTGGCGGCATCCCACCAGAAGACATTGAACAATACATGCAAAAAGTCATCACTAATATGAAAAGACATCAGTTGGTAGACTCCGATAACGGACAAATTGATCTTCGTTATAATCCAATGTCCGTAGAGGAAGACTATTACCTACCAGTTCGCCAAGGTTCAGCAACAGAGATTGTAAGCCTGCCAGGTGGTCAGAATGCTGCCGCCATTGACGATGTAAATTATTTAAGAGATAAGATGTTCTCTGCCATTAAGATTCCAAAGTCTTACTTATCACAGCTAGATCAAATGCCTGAAGAGAAAACAACTCTAGCCCAGAAGGACATTCGTTTTGCTAGAACAATTCAGAGACTACAGAGATCAGTTGTCGCAGAACTAGAAAAGATTGGAATTATTCATCTTTACACCCTAGGATATAGAGGTGAGGACATTATTTCTTTTGATCTTTCACTCAATAACCCAAGCAAGCTAGCTCAGATTCAAGAGCTTGAGTTTATTAAGCAGAAGTTTGAAGTTGCTGGAGCAGCCCAAGACACAATGTTTAGCCGTCGTTGGATTGCCGAACACATCTTTGGATTGGATAATGAAGAGTTCCTTAGAAACCAGAGAGAACGATACTTTGATAAGAAAGTTGATAAGTCGCTTGAGGCAAGTGGTGAAGAGCCTGCATTCGATACTCCATCAGGAGCACCAGCAGGTGACGAGTTAGGAGCCGAACCAACACCAGAGTTGGGAACAGAGCTAGGCGGCGAAGAACCTGCTGTTGAACCAGCCCCAGAAACACCAGCAGAACCAGCACCGGAGGCACCAACACCAGCAGCAGAGGAAACAACTCCGCTCCTAGTTGAGCCGGGAGCAGCTAAAAGAGATGATAAGAATAGCCCCGTTAAAATGACCTTTAAAGATGGTTCAGAAATGTACATCGGCAAGGGTAAAGGCAAACGATACAAACCAGTTCCACTATTTAAAGATGGTCGTAAATCCGCAGGTCGTAAAAAGAACTTTTTAAGCACCGCAGGTGCCTCAAAAGATGTGAAACAACTTGGTCGTGGAATGGTTGAGAATAAAGAAACTATTTATAATAGTTTAGCAGCCCAGTTAGAATCATTAACTGAAAGGGCAAATAAAATAGTTAATGAACTGGAGACAGAGGATGAAGTTTAGACACAACAAAAAAAGAAACCCGGCTTTTATTTTTGAAGCTTTAACGAGAGAGTTTGCAAAGGCAAAGCTCCATAAAGATCAGGATAGACTCAATCGAGTAAAAAGAGTAATGCAAGAGGTCTTCAATAAGGACGGATTGCTTTACAAGCAGCTAAGACTTTATAAAGCTTTAACAGAAACAAGAGATGTTGATTATCTAACAGCAGAAAAAATTATTGCTGAAGTACACAGAGTTTTTTCAACATTTGACCAGAAAACTCTCTATGATGAGCAGACCACAGCCATTCACAAGATTAATCATGAGTTGGCACCAACAGTTTTTAACAATTATGTTTCTAACTACAAGTCGCTAGCATCAGCCTACCAAATGTTTAACGACAATACCATTGGTGTAAAGGACCGAGTTCTTCTAGAGAAAAAAATTATCCAAGAGATGGTAAGTCCATCAGTAAATCAGAAAGAAGAAGAGCCAGTTGATGAACTAGTCGTTAAGATGTTTATCAAAAAGTTTAATAACACTTTTGGCAATCTAATGACTGAACAAAAAACTTTAATCTCAAAGTACATGGGCAGCTTAGAAGACGACGATACTGAACTAAAAATCTTTGTCAATGAAGAGCTAGAGAGATTAAAGGAAGAACTTAAAGAGAATATGGGAATCGAGGAATTCCAAACTGACGATTCAATGAAATCTAAGGTCGGACAGGTTCACAGTCTTCTAGAAGGGTTTAGATCTAAGAAAACTTTAAAGAAAGACGATCTTGTCTTCATCCTTAAGGCTCAGCAACTAGTAAAGGAGATCAAGGGCTAATGGCTATTGCAATCACTGTAGGCGAAGAAGCAGTCAGGGCTGTTGGAATTGACCCAAATTCCCCACCAGATATTATTATTGATATCAAAGGTCCCATCTTTACAATCAAATTAGATGCTAGAAAGACATTGGATAATAATATTATTGTTTATGATCATAAGTTTTTTAATGTTGTATTTGTTCCATTCAAAAATAAAATTATTACAATGCCAAAGCAGCATGTAAACAGAGACACTTATAACATGCAAAGCGACTACTTAACATTTTTGCAGGAAAAAGGTGCTCTACAGCCCGGTACAATTAAAGGCGGCGGTGTTTTTAGATCTCTAGAAGCCTTCTATCCAGTTAATAAAGAACTAGATGTGCTACAGGTTCTATTGCTTTTAACAAGCGACTACATGAAAAATCACGGTGGTGATTTTGCAAAAATGGATGACTATGTTGAAGATGTTGAAGAAATGTATGTTGATCCACCAGATGATGAGACTACACCTTACGGCAAAGTCCCACAGAAAGCTGAAAAAGGTACAATGCCAAGCCCATATGGTAAACCTTACGGCTTAGTTTACAGGATTTAGAATGATATGGTTTATTTTAGCCTGTTATGGACTTACACAAGTCTTAGTCTACGGCTCTATATTTAATTCAATAAGACCAAAACACCACTTTTTTCATTGTCCCATGTGTATGGGATTTTGGGCTGGTGTATTAGTTTGTTTGATTTCGCCTTGGACTGAACTATTTACTTTTGAAACCAATTTAGTTAATTTACTTTTATGTGGTTGGCTAAGTTCGGGAACAAGTTATGCTTTATGTATGACGATAGGAGACGAAGGAATAAATGTCAAATCAAATTAACATTTACACCGAGAACCACTGGATGCTCAGACCTCCAACTAATTGTTGCCGAGGAAAGTGTATCATGCGGGTAACGACCCGCTCTAGGAGAACTAAATGAATAAGTTACAACTTACAAAAGGTGAACTAACAAAAATTATTCTAGAAGAAGTTAGAAACCTTCAGGAAGAAATTGACCCACAAGAGCAGGCAAAAGATGCCAGAACATCCATTGCTGATTACTTAGGTAAAGCTACAGATGAGCAAGTCTTAGCTCTTCGGTCTATGATAGCAGAGATGGATAAATATGAGTAAACTAGTCTTAACAGAGTTTTTAGAGTTTAGAACAGACTCTGACCTTCTTACTGAAGCTGAAAGAAAAGCAGTACAAGAAGGCGAAGAGATTTACCTAGCTGGTGTTATGCAGCGAGCAGGAGCCACTAATGGTAATGGTAGAATCTACCCAAAGCAAATTCTAGAAAGAGAAGTAGAGAATTACCAAAAGTTAGTTCGCGAAGGTAGAGCAGTCGGTGAGTTAGATCATCCCGATAGCTCCGTAGTTGAACTTAAGAATGCTTCACACTTAGTTACAGAGATCAAAATGGATGGTGACGATGTTGTGGGTAAGATCAGAATATTAGATACACCAGCAGGGCAAACAGCCATTGGTCTTTTAAAGGGTGGAGTCAAATTAGGCATCTCTTCAAGAGGTCTAGGCTCTACCAGACAAGAATCTGGTAAAACAATTGTCCAAGAGGACTTTCAATTAGTCTGCTTTGATTTGGTATCAGAGCCTTCTACAACTGGAGCTTTCATGCTTAGAGAAGGCAAAGAACCAAACATTTTTACAAAAGCAGATAAAATCAATAGATTATTAAATGATTTGGTGAAAGAATGAGTGAAAAATTAAGAAAAGTATTAAAACCTCTTATTAAAGAGTGTATCAAAGAAATTATTTTTGAAGATGGTGTCCTGTCCTCTATTATTAGAGAAGCACAAGGCTCACCAACTAAACAAGTTGTTAAAGAGGAAAAACCTTTTACAAAATTTGTCAAAGAGCCGAGAAAAGAAAATAAACAGTTAACTGAGACTAGACAGAAAATGAGAGCAGCCATTGCTGGTAAAATAGGAACAGATTTTGATCCCTTTGAAGGCACAGAAGCTCTTAGAGAATCGAAAGCTTCAGGAGCCCCAATGGCTGGCACAGACCCAGGAGATAAAGGTGTTGATATATCTAATATCCCAGGAGTGGGCAAATGGGGAGCAATTAACGAGAGGTTAAAATGAGCAGAACTAAAAATGTTGAGGTAGTTGCTAGAGGTAACATGCCCGGTGAGGTTCTAATTAAAAAATTTAGTAGGGCAGTTAAGAAGTCTGGAATCATCCAAGAGGTAAGAGAAAGACGATATTATCAAAAGCCCTCTGATAAGAAAAGAAAAGAAAGAATTAGAAGAAAGAAACTAATTAAGAAAGCAAACCAAGAACAAAATAAGGTTGTTAGAGGAAATAGGGATTAAAAATGTCTGAATTTAAATTTGCAAAACCAGGATTAAACGCTGTAGGGCAGTATCAATTAAGTGGCATTCCTTATGCTACGGCAAGTGTTCTTGTCAGCAATGCCGCAGTTACAGAGATTGAATTTCCTACTGTAACTAAGTTCGTTACTGTAGTTAACGAACACAGCGGTTCATCGTCTAAGTTAAGAGTTGGCTTTAGTTCTCTTGGTGTCTCTCACAATGATCATTTTTTTATTTTAGATAATGGCGAGTCTTACACTGGCGAATTTAGAGTCAGTAGTATTTTTCTCGCAGGCGATGAAGCTCCGTCAACAGCATCAGTTATTGCCGGTTTGACGATGATTGAACTTGAGAACTTGCCAAACAACTGGTCTGGTTCTGATTCAATTTACAACGGTGGAATTGGCTAAATGAGAAGTGGGTTTGGTGGAAAAACCGCAAGTTCTATTAGTTCCACATCCACGGGCAAGCAAACTGTTGCTGACCGTGCTAAAGGCGGGGATAGTCTTCTCCGTGCCATTGCTGGCTCTGATTTGTTATCTTGGTTAGATGCTGATGACATCTCTGTTGCTGACGGTGCTAATGTAACAGTTTGGACAGCAAAAGAAGGCAATGGACCATCTCAAAATGCTAGCACCCCTCGCCCACCAGATTTTCTTCTTGATGCGATTAACGGTAGACCAGCAGTTAATTTCGCAGCCACTAATGAGTGTTTACAATGGGCAGCAGAGGGCTTAAGCGAATCGGATGTCCCAGCAGTTACTGTTGCCTCAACTAGCCGGTCATCAGTAGCTGGAACTGATTCAGGTATAATTTTTGAGCTTGGAACTGCAAACTATCACACCGTCGCGGGCTTGATTATGGCTTACTCCTCGAATGGAGGCGGTACTGACAGGCGAATGCTTATTGGTATTGGCGGTGCTGGAGACGAATCTTTCCGATTCTCAACCTCGGAAAGAACACCAAATATCAATAATGTGATGGTTGGAGTCTACGATCGCTCTACATCGGATGACACACTAAATGGTTTTATTAATTCTGAGCCAATCACACCAGCGGCTTCTAATGACGAAGATAGAACTAATTCTTTTGATTTTGATGGACAAATATCTAATTTGGGAGCCCGAGCCAATGGTTCAGTTGGTTTAAATGGGTCAATTAGAGAATTTGTAGTTATAGGTCGTGCCCTTACTGATGGCGAGTCTTTCCGATTAGCGAAGGCATTAATGTCGAATTCAGGCTTAACAGCACTGTTATAATGGTGACACACACACCCTGTCAATCTCTACTAGTCACTTTAAACTTTTAACAACTATTTATTGTAGCCCATTTTAGGAGTTATACAAATGTCATCTATGCTAGAACAAGCAATTATCGAAGCCGAGCAACTAAAAAAGGTTGCTAGCCGCAATGCCGAACAGGCTATTTTAGAGAGATATTCTCAAGAAATTAAAGAAGAGATGGAGAACCTAATCGAGCAAGATTTAGGTTTGGGTGCTGATACTGGTTTAGGCGGCGGTCTAGACATGGGTATGGGCGGTGAAGCCAAACCACAGGTAGACTTCGAAGGTGCTAAGGCTGATGATGACCAAGTACCAGATCAACTAGAGTATGCCGCTTTTGACGGTATGACTATTGGTGAGACAAAGTACCCAGAGCAAGGTGATCTAATTGAGATTAACTTAGACTCATTATCAGAGTACGAGCTAAGCCCAGAAGCTGGTCCGACTACTCGCAATCTTTCAGAGTCAATTGAGATTGATGATTCACTTTTAGCAGAAATGCTTGACGAGGAAATGGACGAGGCTAAATTGCTCGATCCAGATGATAATGACAAAGAGAACAAAGGTGGCAAAAAGAAAGAAAGTAGTTGTAGTGAAGTCCACGATGGCATGACTCATGAAGAGTATTTGGCAGAGTTAGATGATGTGAATGAAGCTCATTGCACACCCGCTCATAGAAAGAAAAAGACAAAGAAGGAAGCCATGCAGGGCACCATAATGCAGGTAGAAGAACTAGAGCTAGATGAAGAGACTTTAGAAGAGATGATTAAGGTTGATTACAAATCAGTTAAAGAAGGTAACCCCTTTGGAACAACTCAAGAAAGAGATGAAATGAATCTCATTCTAGCAGATTTAAAAGCTCAATGCGAAGAGCTAAACATGAAGAACGAATCACTCAGCAACGAGAACAAGAAAGTTCTAAAAGAAAGTGTTGAGTACAAAAAGAACTTTGAGTCCGCTGAAGCAACAGCCAGCGACTTAAACAACAAATATGCATCATTACTTGAGAAAGTTAAAGAACTCAAAGGAGCCTTTGAAGAATCTCAGTTAATGAATGCTAAATTGGTTTACACCAACAAAGTTTTATCCGATGATAAACTTAATATTCGACAGAAAAATAAGATTGCCGAATCCATCGAAAATACTGATAGTGTAAACGAAGCTAAAATTGTGTACGAAACTCTCGTAAACACAGTGGAGAGTACCTCTAAGAGAGGACCAGAATCACTGAGTGAGGCAGTTACACGACGCAAGCATCCCCTTTTCATAAAGGGGACAAAGGAGGCTAAACCCTCTGATAACTTTGCTAGCCGAATGAAAAAGCTAGCAGGGCTTGACTTGTAATTAATAAAGGAGGATAAACAATGTCAACTATCGTAGAAAGTTTAACAAAAGATATCGTTAATCGTGACCTCCAAGCCGAAGGTGCTGCTCTTCTCAACAAGTGGGAGAAGACTGGTCTTTTAGAAGGTCTAAATAACGAAAGAACTAAGAGCGGGATGGCTCGTCTCTTAGAAAACCAAGCTAAAGAGCTTCTCCGTGAAGCTTCATCCATGAGTGCTGGTGATGTTGAGGGCTTCGCAGCCGTCGCATTCCCAATCGTTCGTAGAGTATTCGGTGGCTTAATCGCTAACGAACTCGTTTCAGTCCAGCCAATGAGCCTACCAAGTGGTCTCATTTTCTTCTTGGACTTCAAGTTTTCATCAACCACTGGTCTCGGTGGATACGAGGCTGAAAACTCAGTTTATGGTGGTCAAGTCGTTGGTGCTCAGGTCACTGGCGGTGTTAACCTCAATGGTCTTAACGGTGCCGAGAAGGCTCCATATGGTCTCCAGACTGGCTACTCATCACCAACTGGTACAATTAACTCCGCTGCTGGTACAACAACCGGCACTACCGGTAACTTGTCCAGTGGTGTGGTTTTTGGTTCCTTAACAGATGCAGAGAAGGCTCGTTTAGATAACGATCCAGATCTTCTCAAGAATCTTGAAGATAACCCAACATTCAAGGTTATGGAAAAGACATATGAGTTGTCTGCATTCACTGGTCTTAATAAGAGAGTTTTAAACTCAATTACTGCCGCTGAAGGTCAGGTAACTGGCTCACAGGTTAGAAGACTAACAAAAATCGTCACCAGTGGCGGTACAGATTTCATCTCTCTCGTTGTTGCTGGCAGTGCCACTGCTACAATCATTGAAGCAGAAATGACATATGTTAAAGAGGATACATCTGAAAACTCCGGTTTTGCAAATGGTGCTCTAACTCTAGACCTCTTCAAAGAGGGTGCTGGTGACGGCTCAAGCTTCACAAGCACTGATCTAGGTGGTCAGAACTTTGCAATCCCAGAGATTGACATCAAAGTTGACTCAATTGCTGTTACAGCTACCACTAAGAAGCTCAAAGCTAAGTGGACTCCAGAGCTAGCTCAGGATCTCAATGCTTACCACAACCTCGATGCTGAGGTTGAGCTTACAGGTATTCTTTCTGAGCAAGTTGCTTTAGAGATCGATCAGGAAATCTTGAACGACCTCATCCAAGGTGCTACTGCTGGTAAAAAGTACTGGAGCCGCCGTCCCGGTAAATTCGTTAACCGTGACACAGGTGTTCAGGTCGGTGCAACAAGTGCTGCTCCTGACTTCACAGGTACTGTTTCTGAGTGGTATGAGACATTAGCAGAGACTATCAATGATATTTCAGCTAACATCCACAGAAAGACACTTCGCGGTGGTGCTAACTTCGTAGTTTGCTCCCCAGAAGTTGCCAACCTCCTAGAGTTCACCGCTGGTTTCCGCGCAACCGTAAACCACGAAGAGCTAAAGGGTGGACAGATTGGTGCTGTTAAAGTAGGTGCCATGAGCAAGAAGTTTGATGTTTACGTCGATCCATACTTCCCACGTACTGTGATTTTAGTTGGTCGTCGTGGCAATAGCTTCCTTGAGAGTGGCTATGTCTATGCTCCATATGTCCCACTACAGGTCACACCAACTATCTTCGGTGTCGAGGACTTTGTACCCCGTAAGGGCGTCATGACTCGCTACGCCAAGAAGATGGTTCGTCCAGACATGTACGGACTAGTTATCTGCCAAGATCTTATTGGCTAATTAACTAAGTGTAGTTAAAATTAGGTTCCCCGTTGGGTTTTTGACTCAGCGGGGAATCTTCTTTTTGGGGAGACTATTTATTAATGTATAAAGCCTAAAAGGCGAATATTAAATAAGGAGAAAATAAATCATGGCTAAGAATGGTTTTTCAATGTCGAAGAGAGTTGCTGTCGAAATATTATCAGGCAGCGGAGTTTTTGGAGGCGACACAGTAGTACTTAATGAACTAGATTGCGGCAAAACATTTTTCGTTTTTGCTGGCGGTAATGTTCTAGGCAAGTCTGCGGTCCAAACGTCATCCACAACAATTCAATTGCCACTACTAGCAACTGCTGGTGATGGTTGGAATTGTAAGTTTGTTATGACAAGTGGATCTACAACAGGAGTCGCAAACCAGGATATCATTATTTCTGGTTCAGCAGACGATGGTCTAACTACCCCAGCCTCAAAGCCTTTCATTATTTATATGAGAGCCGGTCTAGGTACTGATAGACTACCTGACACAACAAATGTAATCATTTCTGGTTCGGTGCTTCTTGATGGCGACATCGTAGAAGTTTGGACTGGCAAAGATGCCGAAGGTGTTCGCAAATGGTATGTAGATGCGAGCGGAGTCAGTGGTTCAGTAACAACAACTTAATTAATAATTAATTAATTACTTACGGCTTTATACAAGACCTCCCAGTGAAAACTGGGAGGTCTTCTTTTATTGAACTATTTAATAATGTAGGAGAACGACATTAATGAGTCAACCAACTTTAACACCGGCTAGTTCAACACCAACGAACATTTTGTCTTCGTCATCACTAGCTAGCACAGCATTTACATTTAGTTATCCCTTTGGTATATACGGATCAGGGGGTCCACTTGAGTCACAGTATTTCGCATCAGGCGCATCCGATCAAGTAGCATTTACTTATAAGAAATTAGGTGGCGATGTTTTAGATATTGAACTAACTGAAGGAAATGTGTTTGCTGCCTACGAGGAAGCCGTTTTAGAGTATTCCTACATCATTAACCTACATCAAGCTAAAAATGCCTTGTCGAATGTCCTAGGCTCTGCAACGGCTAGTTTTGACCATAATGGTAATCCAATTGCTGGAGATGCTCAAAACATACAAGCAGAACTTAAATATCCTAAATTTAAATTAACTTATCCAGTGAGAGTAGCTAGGGGCTTAGCAAAATATGCAGGAACAAACGGAGATGTCCGTCACTATTCAGCTAGCTTTGTTCCAACTGGATCTGTACAAGATTATGATTTGCAAGAAATAATCTCATCAAGCTTTCCAGATGTTATAACAAATAACCAAAGAGCAACAATTACAAATGTTTGGTATAAAACTCCATTTAATATGTGGAGATTTTTTGCTTACTATGGTGCTCTTAATGTTATTGGAAACTTATCAACTTATGGACAATACTCTGACGATTCAACATTTGAAGTAGTGCCAACTTGGCAAAATAAGGCACAAGCTATGGCATATGAAGATTCCCTCTACACAAGGGTAAGTCATTTTTCATTCGAATTAATCGATAATAGGCTCAGGCTTTTTCCAGTTCCAGAAAGTGGTGCGACACCAGATAGATTTTGGTTTAGGTTTTATGTAGACGGCGGAGCTTACGACGAAGACTCAACTCGTAAAGAAGGTATGGATGGGGTCAACAATATGAATACCCTACCATTTAATAATATTGGTTATACAAATATTAACTCTATTGGCAAGCAGTGGATTCGTCGCTATGCCCTTGCTCTTACTAAAGAGATGTTAGGGCAGATTAGAGGTAAGTTCGGCGGTTCTGTGCCAATTCCAGGCGATACAGTAAGCTTAAACTCTGGAGACCTATTAAGCCAAGCATCCTCGGAGAAAGATGCCTTAAAAACAGAACTTAATGGAATCTTAGATCAGTTAACTTATGTTGAACTATCTAAAAAGGATGCTGAGTTGGTTAAAACAAACGACGAAATTTTTGCAAAGGTACCAATGCCAATTTTCCAAGGATAAAATAAATGCCAGATCCAAAAGATAAATGGGAACAGCCCGCAGCCCCACCCGGTCCAGTCTTCTTTAACAAGAAGGAAAGAGACTTTGTTAAACAAATAACTGATGAAGTCACAGATCGAGTTGTAGCCCAACCAGTTGCTTATTATCCTCTAAGTATTGAGCATTCAAACTATCATCCACTTTATGGTGAGGCGATTGAGAAGACATTCCTACCACCTATTAGAGTATATGCTCTTGTAACTTTTGAAGGGATTTTAACAGAAACATCAGATTTTGGTGTGGATAAGAAAGCAACTATTAATGTAAAATTTCATAAAAGAAGATTGGGCGAGGACCAAAATGTTTTTGTGAGAGAAGGTGACTTTGTTCTTTATGGAGATATCTTCTATGAAATTGCAGAATTAAATGAACCAAAACAACTATTTGGGCAAATTGATTATCGCTACGAGATTGAAGCTAAATGTATAAGAGCAAGGAAGGGTAAGTTTAATGCCGAATAAGTCTACAAAACAAAAAACACTTAGCCCATCAACTCTAGAGACGGTTGATTTTGCTCTATATAATTGGCTAAACGAAAAGCTGGACATCTACACAGATTCTAACGAAGGTCGTAGAAAGGTTCCAATCATTTGGATTACCGCAGAGAGAGCTTTCCAAGTAAAAGATAATAAAGAGTTAAGAGAAATTGATTCACAGGCAATCATTTACCCAGCCATGGTTGTAGAAAGAACTTCAGTTTCAAAGACTAGTGCAAATGAGAGAGTTATTCCAGGCAACATTTTCGCTCAGATGGATAGAAAAAGAGGAGCCTTCCCTCTTTATAGAAGAGTTGTAAAAGATAAAACACAAAACTTCCAAAATGCAGAGGCTAAAAAATACACAAAACAAACACAGGATACCTTTAAGCTTCCATTTGAATCAAGTGCGGTAGTCTATGAGACACTTTACACTGGTTATCCAGTATTCTTAAACATGAATTACACAATTAAAATTAGAACTGATTATATTCAACAGTTAAATGAGGTTTTATTGCCTTTTCAAAGATTCACAGGTGGAATCAATCAATTCTTAGTAGAGTATGAAAATCATAAATTTGAAGCTTTTATTGAGGATGATTACTCAATTAGCAGTAATGCCTCAAATTTGGGTGGCGAAGAAAAGAAATTTGATTCACAAATCAAAATAAAAGTTTTAGGGTATATCACCGCCGATGGAATAAATCAAGACACTCCTTTTGTTGTTGGTCGCGAATCAGCCGCCAAGGTCAGATTTACTAGAGAGAGGTCTTCACTTCAAGAGAAAAACCCTAACAACGACGATGGTTTCTTTAGACAATAAGCATTTTGGCTTTCCAAAAACTATTTACAATAGACTATTTGTGCAGGGAGTTTTAACACATGGCAGTTTCAGCAAAAAACTTTAAATTTATTTCACCCGGTATCCGAATTGAGGAAATCGACCGTTCGCAGATCCCAGCAGATGAGCCAGCAATTGGTGCATGTGTAATTGGTAGAGCAGCAAGAGGTCCAGCTTTTAGCCCAGTAGAGGTGAGAAGTTTCTCAGATTTCGTAGCTACCTTTGGTGAACCAGTAGCGGGCGGTACCGGTGGCGATGTTTGGAGAGAAGGTAATTATACCTCTCCAATGTATGCCACTTATGCTGCCCAATCATGGTTAAGAAATGGCGAAGCTTTAACCTTTGTTAGAACTTTAGGTGTTGAATCAGATAATAAAACTACTGGTGGCGAAGCAGGATGGAAAGTTGGTACTGCTGATTTTGACAGCAGTTACAATGCAGGAACTAATGCTGGTGGTGCATACGGTCTAGCTGTTTGGGCTAGTGGAACAATGGAAGCAGCCGCTGGTCTAACTGGCTCAATTGCTGCCGTATGGTATTTAGAAGAAGGCTCTGTCTTTTTAAGCGGCACTTCATTAGGACCAGATTTTTCTCCAATGAGCAGAACATCAACAGTTCTATTCATGGGCTCTGCCAATGAAAAATTTAAAGTATCCTTTGAAACTGGTTCAAACTTACCATCTGGCACTTTTGAATTTGACTTTAATAAAGGTAGTTCAACTTACATAAGAAATGTATTTAACACTGATCCTACTTTACTTGGTCGTCAAGGTGCAGCAAATGGTGAGGTTAGCTACTTCTTAGGTGAAACATACGAAACATCAGTACCGGATAGTAGTACCGGCTATTTTGCTGCCATAGTGGGCTTGGGAACTGGCTCAATTGGAACTGGTGATAATGAAGTTAATGATGTTGTCTATCACGATGTGCGAAAAGGTGCTCTTGAATCATCAACATATTCTAAATCTGGATGGTTTTTAAGTCAAGATACCAGTGCTGATACCGCTTCATGGGATACTGATAATGAGGCTAACAATATTACTAATGGTAGAGTTAAGAAGCTATTCCGGCTTGTTGGTTTAGATGCTGGCGAATGGACACAACAAAACTTAAAAGTGTCTGTTTCAAACATCCGTGCCTCTATAAATGAAGATGTCAATCCTTATGGTACATTTGATGTTACTGTTAGACGATTAAGAGACTCTGATGATAATGTACAAACTGTTGAAAGATTTAGTGGTTGTAACTTAAATCCAAATTCAGATGATTATATCCTCAATAAGATTGGTGATAAGTACAATACATTTGATGAAGGCAGTAATCGTGTTATTGAAAAAGGCGAGTACGAAAATAGATCAAAATACATTCGTGTAGAATTAAATCCAGAATTTGAAGCTGGCGGTATGCAAGGATTATCACCGTTTGGTGTAACTGGTCCAACTAAGTTTGTTGGCACATCTTATTCCCCAGCCAATGGTTCAGGTTCACTACCCGATCAAGAAACAAATGGCATCTTGGGTGGTCTTGGCTTAAGAGTCATGAGCACTGATGCTGACGGCGGTTACGGCGGTGGCTTTATTTTAAGTGGATCTGATGTTCATGTCGGCGGTGGTTTTACTGTTAATTTCCCATCAGCCACAACTAGATCAAGCACTAGCAATTTAGAAGATTTTAGAATTGCTCACTTCGGTGCTCTTCCAACTCCAGATAAGAGTGATAACTTTAAAGCCGATACTGTAGATTTAGTTCGAACTAAACCATTTAATGTTTCAAGTCAATACGATGCTGTTGATAGTGTTTTACAATATCAATTTATTACCTTCCTAGACAATGTTGTAATCAGCGGTTCTGACTTAAATGCCTCTACCACTAACTTAGCAGCATCAGCGAGTGTTTTAATTTATGATACATCTTCAAGAGCAGGAGGATACTCACTATCAACAACTGGTTCATACCCATCAAACTTTAATGCTGGTCCAACAGCCGACCATGGTACATACAAGTCAGTCTTAAATGCTGGCGCCGGTAATCTAACCACTCTATTCTTTGGCGGTACTGATGGTTTTGATATTACAAAATCTGATCCATTAGCTCAAAATGACATTGCCAGTTTAAGCATTAATGATAGATTCTCTAGTTATGAGATGTTTACATACTACAGAGCTATTGAAACTGTTAGAAACCCAGAGCAGATTTCTTACAATGTTCTTTCAGTACCTGGATTGATTAATGAAAGCTTAATTGATCAAATGGTTGCTAACACAGCAGAAAGAGCAGATGCATTAGCAGTGTTTGATATTCCATTTGGATACATCCCAAGACATGAAAGACTCTACTCTAGTGTTTCAACATTTAATCTAAATGTAGATTCAAATGGTGATCTAACACAGGCAGTTAATGAAGTAAAGAGTAGAAAATACAACTCAAGTTATGCAGCGACTTACTACCCATGGGTCAAGATTCGTGATGGTATTAATGCTAAGGATGTTTGGGTACCACCATCCATCGCTGCTCTAGGTGCTATGTCTTATACAGACCGTGTACAAGCTCCATGGTTCGCTCCTGCGGGCTTTAACCGTGGTGGGCTATCCTCTGGTGTGTCTGGGCTTCCAGTCGTTTCTACAGCCCTTAAGCTCTTCAAGGACGACAGAGATGATCTCTACGAAATTGGTGTCAATCCAATTGCTACATTCCCAAATGAGGGTGTGGTCATCTTCGGTCAAAAAACCCTGCAAGTTGAGAGATCTGCTCTAGATAGAATTAATGTTCGCAGGCTTCTAGTATTCCTTAAGAGAGGTATTTCTAGAATCTCTAACGGTGTTCTATTTGAACCAAATGTACCAGACACTTGGAATAATTTCAAGAATCAGGCTATTCCATTCTTGAATGATGTTAAGACTCGCTTTGGTCTAACCGACTACAAGTTGGTTCTAGATGAAACCACCACAACACCTGACTTAATTGATCAAAACATCTTGTATGCCAAGTTGTTCATCAAGCCAGCAAGAGCAATTGAATACATTGCTTTGGACTTCATCATCACCAACACTGGAGCATCATTTGATGATTAATTTAAAGAGAAACTATTTAGGTTTAGGAGACAAGAAATAAATGGCTACAGCAATTCCAGTATGGGCTAACCCACTAACAGAACCAAAAAGAAAATTTAAATTTATTTTAAACTTGGCAGGCATCCCAGCCTATGTTGTTAAGACAACTGATAGACCCTCAATTACGGTCGGTGAAGCGACCCATGAGTTTTTGGTTCACAACTTTTACTTCCCAGGTCGTGTAACTTGGAACGAGATCAGTATTTCCTTAGTAGATCCAATCGATCCCGATGTCTCCAAAAGATTGTTAGACCTAGTAAGAAATGCGGGTTATGTTTACCCAAGCGACTTTAGTGGTTCACCATCAGATCCAAATTATCTAAGAAAGTCTTTAGGAAAATCAAACTTTATTGATCAGTTAGGTCAAGTTACAATTGACACTCTTAACACTGCTGGTGAAACAATTGAGACTTGGAGACTTAACAATGTTTGGGTTAAGTCAGTAACTTATAACCAGATGAGCTACAGTGACGAAGGCTTAATCGAGCTACAGCTACAGATTAGATACGACTGGGCTGAATTAGAATCCTTCAGTACCACTGAATAATTTAGTTTTTAACTAATTATTTTAATGAGTAATTCAAAACAATCATACGGTAGCAGTATTTTATCAAACAATCAAAGATATTCTTCTTTGTATAATGGACAAAATCCAATAAAACAAGATAGTATGTTTGTTGCAGCACAGCAACAGCATCGCTTTTACTTACTAATTGATGATGTACCCGCAGCCTATATTACTCAAGTGGATAGACCATCTTATACTATTCAAACACAAGAACAGCTTTTGCTAGACCATGTTGTTCGTTATCCAATCAGAGTAAAATGGGATGCTATCAACTTTACAATTAGAGAAATCTTAGATAACAGTAATGGCACAGTTGGTGCTAATTTAATGAATAAACTTTTAGCTCAAAGTTATTACTACCCAGATAATGTAAATACAGCAGATGCAGTACAATCATTAGATGCAGTTGGTAATCCACAGTTGGCAGCGAACGAATCAGTTTACGGAACAAAGAATGTCACAAAAGAAAACTTAGTGAGAGCTTTGGGAAATGTAAAAATATTATTGTTAGACCCAGATGGAAACTCAGTTGAGACTTGGGAAATATTTAATGCAATGATTGTAGGATTAAAATTTAGTTCCTTATCATATAGTGGCGAAGCCTTAACAGATGTTGCAGTTAGTGTACAATATGATTGGGCAAAGCTTTCTTTAGGCTAAATAAGAGGAAATAATGACAAGAGACAATTCGGGTCGAACCCAAATACCACCAGAGGTATTTGAGCAGTTCATGAAGCAGCAAGAGCAAAAGGCTATGCAAGCCGCTCAAGCTGTACCACAACCAGTACAGCCAACAGTAGCAACTGTAAATGTAGCAGCTTACAATGTTCCTACAGATTTTGTGGATCTACCATCTGAAGGCAGATTTTATCCACAAAATCATCCATGGCACAATAAAAAAACAATTGAAGTTAGATTTATGACTACAAAAGAAGAGGATATTATTACCTCACCCTCTTATGTTCAAAGAGGTGTTGTCTTTGATAAGTTAATTGAGAGTGTTAGTGTTGATAGAGTATTATCAAAAACTTTGTTACCGGGCGACAAACTAGCAGTTATCTTAAATTGTAGAAAGAATGCCTACGGTGATGAATACGAATTTAAATCTATTTGTCAGAACTGTTCTGCTGTTTATAATAAAACAATCAAGATCAGCGAAATTAAAAATTTAGATATTGATTTTGAAGCATACAACATCACCGATAGAAATACTTTTGTTGTAGAAGCTCCCATATCTAAAGCTACTGTTGAGTTCAAATTGTTTGATTCAGAAGATGAAGAATACATCAACAATCAAATCGAGAATAGAAAGAAGCACAACTTGCCTGAAGATAGTGTTGCAACAACACACAGAAGGTTAATTGTATCAGTAAATGGTGATACCAACCCAAACACAATCAATTCTTTTGCAAACTCTTTACTTATAAGAGACTCAAGATATTTGCAAAAATGTTATGTTGCAGTCAAACCAGATGTTAACACAACCTATGAGCACACTTGTGAAGAGTGCGGATATGATAATCAAGGAGGTATGCCCCTCGGGGCAGGCTTTTTTTGGATTGACGACTGAGTATATTAACTCTGTATATGAGCAAATGTTCGTTATGACAATGAGAACTAACTTTAGTTTCTCCGAGTTATACTCGTTTACCGTTGTGCTACGATCATGGATATTTGATCAAACTATAAAATACTTCAAAAAAGAGAACGAAAAATAATGTTTTGAACTAGCTATTTAGTTTAGAGGAAAATCTGTCAATGACTAAGAATGAAATCCTAATTGCACTAAATGGTGTTAGCCGTGGTAGCGACCGTGAGAAGAGACTCTTAAATGAACTCCGTCAGGTCGATAGTGATGCATATGGAAAATATGTTGCAAAAATAAAGTCTAGTGGGGCTGCAAAGGGCGGTTCCGATGAAGCTGCTAAGGGAATGAAAAAACTTGGTACTGTGGCTGATGAACTCTTCGGATCCTTTTTGAAATTAAAAGGTGGGTTGAATGATGTTGAAGCCTCCGCAGTGGAAATCTTTAAGTCTAACTCAAGAATAGCAACAGGCATTAAGGTTGTAGGAGATCTTCTTTCAAAAAATGTGAATGCAATCGAGCAATACAGAATTCAATTAAATAAATTAAATGTTGGCGAAAGCAGAGCATACATTCTATCATTAAGACAACAGCAAGACCGCCTATCCTCATACAACATTGAATTTAGCAACTTGATTAGTGCAACCCTGCGAGTGCGAGACAATTTAAATGAATTGACTTCTAGCACTTTTAAAGACAATGAGCAAGCTTTAACAAAACTTATTGTAGTTAATCAAAAATTTGGAGTAGAACAATTTGAAACTATTGATTTATTAAATAATTTAAATAAAGGATTCAATTTAAGTGGAGCAGGAGCAGACAAATTTTCTAGAACCTTGTTAAATTTTGCTAGGCAAACTGGACAACCATTTACTAGAGTGTTTAATGATTTTAATAGGTCAATTGACAAATTCTTTGTTACCTTAGATTCTGGCAAAGCTTTAAAAAGATTCAGTGTATTCCAACAGGCGGCTAGAACACTTGGTACTAGTGTTAGTGGGCTCCTTGGAGTTGTTGATAAATTCGACACTGTTGAGGGCGGCTTTGAACTTGGTGGGCAGATTAACATGCTGCTTTCAAATTTGGGTGGCAGCTTCGATGCCCAACAAGCAATATTAATGTCCAGACCAGAGAGGCTACGATATTTAGCTGAATCGATCGCTGGTGTCGGCGGTAGAATTAAAGGCATGAGTGAATTAGGGCAGAGAGCCTTGCTTCGACAATTATCGGCTACAACTGGGTTTGATGTTGCAACAATTAGAGGGTTTATTGATAAAGGTATTGGACCAGAACTAGACCGGCTGCTTGATAAATCAGATCAAATGACAGCTATGACTGCAAAAGATCAAAAACAATTAGCAGATCAAAATACAACAAGGGCACAGAGAAGACAAATAACAAACGACAAGCTTATCAACAAGCAAACAGTAGCAGCAGAAAAAGTGGCAAGTAACCTAGAAGCACTTAATCAAACCTTGCAACAACAGGGACTACAGCAAATTGGAAATTTAATGGATAAAATCCAGAGAAATCTTGAAGCTCAACAAAAAGCCTTGATGGATCAAATTCAAAAAGGAGTTGCGGTAAGAGTTACAGGTGTTAGTGGTGGTAGAGCAACCTTGCCTCCAGGTCAATAAGGAAAACATATTATGTCTCATAAAAAAATATTTGGAGCGATAAGAAGTCAAGAAAATCAATTCATCTCCCTACAGGAAGATCCAAAGCTTTCTAGTGGTCCATCAGAGGAAAGAGAATTAAGAACAAAGTATCCTTTTGCTAATGTATTTTTAGAGTTTCCAACAACTGGCGATTCGGCAGTATTCCCAGCTTACTTGAAATCCCTACAAGATACTTTTACACCTAGCTTCAGCCCAATCTCTGTGTTTGGTCGTCAAGATGACATTCCAGTTTATCAATCAACCAAAAGAGCAATTTCATTTTCATTAGCAATGCCTGCTTACAATGAACAACATGCAATTGATATTATGAGAGATATCAACACAATCGTAAAAAACTTATACCCAAGCTATGTTCGAACAGAAACAAACAAAACTAGAATTATTAACTCACCTCCATTGATTAGAGTTAAGTTTGCAAATCTAATTTGTGATTACACAAACCCCACCAGAGGTCTGTTGGGATATATTAATGGAGGTATCAACATTACTCATGGTATTGATACTAATGGTATTTTTATAGTAGAAGACGATGCAGGTGGTACTGTATATGCTAAGTCTTATGAGCTATCATTTAGTTTCAGTGTGCTTCATGAAGAAACCCCTGGGTTTGATCCTGAGACTGGCGGGTTTATCGACTCAGAACAGTTCCCATATGCATTGCAAGGGGACACTCTTCCATTTAATGCCCAACAAAGTGATGGCATTTTTGATGCTGTTGATGCAGCAGTAGAACTGGTTACCGATTCTCTTTCCAGTGCAAATGCAATTGGCAATCGAGCTAGAAAGATAGGAAGCTTAATAACAGATTTGGTAAAATAATATGGCGATATCAAGATACAGAAACTCACTACAATTTATAAATGCCACCGAAGGCTATCGAAAGGCATTTAAAAAAAGATACGGCGAAATAGGTATTAGGCAACTACCAGTTACATTACTAAAATATCCAAATCAGATCGAGTATAATGATATAGAAACAACGTCTGTTGTTTGGAAAAGGGGTGATAGGTTTTACAAATTAGCAAGTGAGTATTATGGCTCGCCAGAATTATGGTGGGTAATCGCTTGGTTCAATGGAAAACCAACTGAGCAACATGTAGAACTTGGAGAAGTAGTACAAGTACCCCTGTTCTTAGATGAAGCATTAAGTATTTTTGGATTATAACATGAGCAACTCTTCTGACTCCTCATTAAATTTGTTTTTCCCACTGTCAAAAGGTGGTCTTAATAAACAGCAGTTTATATCTGATATATTTGCTCCTCAAATTAATAGAGGCACAAATTTAGCAAATAGGTCTGGCATAGCTAAAGTTTTATACGATGACACTTTTCCTCTTCAATTGTGCAAAAATATACCAGAAGATGATCACAATATTCTAAAAGTTGTAAGAGAAAAGGGTAAAGAACATATTGTATCTTTTAACCCAAATCTTTATCAAGAGTTTGAAGAATCTTATTCAGCGAACAAAGAGATTGACCCTGTTGAACAAAAAAAGTATAATGAGTATGTAAAATTTATGACTAAGATTGGCACATCAGAACTTGCTGTCTTGCAGCCATTCATTAAATTAATTTACAGATATAGAAAAAATAAAGGAGAGGATTGGAAAGAGTTTGTTGTACCATTTCCTTCTTTTACAACTGAAGAAGAATTTATGCCTATTCTAAGCTCTAAGTTTGCAAGAGGTGACGGTTGTGGTATTGAATCAGTTACAACACAAAGAGAGTTCCCACAATTTGGTAATTTTTTAAATGTTAAAGCAAATATAAGTTTTTATTTCCAAAATTTAGGAATTCTAACAAGAGAGTTAAATTTTCCAAACAGAGACTTACCAACCCCTTTTAGTTTTTTAAAGGTTATGGCTCCCTTGTCTCAAGAGACAGAACAAATCGTGTTGGAGTACGGGTATTCACTAAACACTAAATTTACAGACCCTACTATCATTCCACCGACGATTCAAGAAGAAATTTTAAGAAGAGAAAGAAAAAGATTTATTTTAAATTATTACAAGCATAATTTCAATATTGAGCAAAATGGTTCTGTAAGACTTACTGTAGATTATACATCAAAACAAGATTTTGATTTGTTAAAAGAAACAAGTGATATTTCAATAACTGAAAACATTCCAGAAATTAATGCCCTTTCAACTGAAAATCCACAAATTAAAAAATTTATTCAATCCTATACAGAGAAAAGAAAAAAGAGAAAAGAATTAGAAAAGTCAATAAAAGAATCTAGACTAATCGTAAAGAAAAGAAAAGGCGCCGCCAGGATTAGAGGACAATCTCAACAAACTAATCAAATTCTAAAATTAGAAAAGAAAGTTAATATAGAGAAGAAGCAGTTGAAAACATTAAATATTGAAATCAATAGCTTGAAAGACAAGTTGTCTTTGTATGTTAAGCCTAACTTTCTTGACAGTATGATGTCACACATGGATGTTTTTAAGATAAACTTTGCTACAAAATCAACAGCCTCTAATACAAATAATACTAGAGATTTCTCCATGAAGGCATTTTTGAATTTGGTTGTTAAAGACAGAGTTACAAAAGGTGCTTTAAGGGACATCCTTCTGTATGAGATGCCAACTAGTTTTTCTGTTGCAGATTTTAAAGATAATATTATTTTAAGTTCTATAGAGGGTGCTAATGCAAAGCAGAAAGAGACACTAATAGATAATCTTGCTGGCTCTTCTTTTAATGCTCCAAAAGGTCTTAAGTCAACTTCCGCTGGTGATAAAAAGTTTGGAGACATAGTTTTCTTTTCAGTTAGAGCTTTAATTGCGGCAGCATATAGACAACTTAATGAAGACGATAGAAAAATTGCACACTTTACTAGCCTAGGAAATGTTAATGCTAGAGCTTTAGGCAAAGAGTATGTTATAAACATGGGTGATGTTTTAGTTGAGTTGACTTATTTTCAAAAATGGTTTTACGAACACTACACCAAGAAAGGTAGATTAATTTTTACTTTAGGTGAGTTTGTTGAAGATGTTGTAAAGAAGCTAGTGCCCTCTATTCTAGAAGACAATACAATAGATACTTTTGGTAAAACAAGAATTGGATCAATCCAAAGAACAAACTATCTAACTGAAATGCAGCCTGGATCTCAAACAAGACAATTGTTTAGAGATGTTTATCATACGACAAACAAACAATCACTCAGGCAGTTATCAGGTAGAGTTAAAAGAACATCAGAAACTAGAACTAGAACAGATGTAAGAACTTTTGTTCACTATTCTTTAGTAAGAAATCCAAGCTCGCCAATTGGCAGTGCTTACTTAAAAAGAAAAGTTGCAAACACTAATTTTAGAGAAGACAATGACATTCAGTTTGGCTGCCCACATATTAAGATTGGTGCTGATGAAGGCTTGTTGAAAAATATTAGTTTTAATGCAAACGATTTTGCAGGCATGAGACTTGCATTATGGACTGAAAATCTTAGAGATACAGCAACAAACTTATTAAGATATCATTATTCTGCGAATGTTGAAACAATTGGCAACAATGTATTTTTCAAGGGGGGCTTTTTTGGCATTCCATCCAACCTATTGGGCATTGAAAACGATGATTTTGATCCTGGCATATCTGGATATTATGCAATTCAAAGAGTAAATGATTCAATTAGTTTAGGCAGTTATACAACAAACTTGACCGCAACTTGGTTTTGGCACCCAAGACAAGCAAAGGCTAAGGGGGGCGAGTCTGTAAAAGATGGACAGAACAGGACTAACGATATCCCACCAACAAGAGTCGGCTTGTCATTGGCAAATTACTTCGAAGAGATCTTAAGATTAGATGCGGAAACTCTAGCTAAATACGGAATCGGTCCAAATGCATCAATTTCAAGGGCTGAAGTAGAGGAAACAGAGGGTGTGCAAAAAGACATATTTAAAGATATTAAGGAGAACTTCTAAATGGCTAATACTCCTTTTGCAAATAAAAACTCTAACACAAAAGAGTTATACAAAAGTAGAGAGACTTACGAAGAGTTTTATCCAGCCGCCATCGATCAATTTGATTTATGGAATAATTTACCTTTATACGGTAGAGTAAATGAGGAAGGCACACCAGTTTTCCCAAATGAATCAAAACTACTTTACATTTCACAGAAGGGTGATAAAAAACAACTAGCAGTTTTGAATTTTGTTGCAAATGCTTTTAGAAAAATGAGAGAGCATTATAAAACAATTTTTAGATTAAATACAGAAGCCGGTCCAACAAGATTTTTTTCAAACACCCTTGAACCAACCAGAGCATGGGAAAGCCCGATTGTTGGATACAACAGCTATATTCAGTCTGTATATGAAGATTTTTATTCTAATGTTTTAGTTGGATTAGAGCAGAGTGATAAAATTAAAAATTTTGAAGATTTTACAAATATATTATTTGAATATATAAGACAAAATGGAAAAGCTTTTACTAGATTAGCATATGGTGAATCTGGACAGTCAACTGTTTTAAACACAGGGTTGGCTATCGAAATATACTCTGGCGAGTATGGAGATGATAAACTAGCTGCTTCATTTATTAACGATCCCAACTTTCCAATATATCAAGAATTATGTAGAAAATATGGATTTAAAATTGATAGAAACATTCCATGGAGGATAGTTGCAAATATTCGAAGTAATAATTTATTTCCTTTCATTGAAGAAAAAATACAAAACAAAACAGAAGACACTATTAAAGATATTTTTAGAGAATATTATATTTCATATGATGGTGATGAATATTTTGAAGAATTTATGACTTATTTAAAAAGCTTTTATGCTACTTTTTATCAAACAAATAGACAGTATAAACAAAGTATTTTTAACTCTGATGAACTTTGCAACTCTATAAGATATAAACTAGTCAATAGAGAAAGTCCAACTTCAGAAAAGCTAAATTTACCTTTATTACAAAAATTAATTCTTTTTTACAAGTTTAGATTGGCAGAATTGAATTTAAAAGCAAGCAATAAAAGACAATCATTCCATTTAAAAAATGTTACTGCAATTGTTAAATCGCTAAAAAATGATCAATTGGCTACAAGAAAAGCTCTTGAATACATTAAATATAATCTAGGTACCGCTGCTTTTCGTGAAATACCACTTGCACAAAACAACTTGACAAGATCTAACGATGGTGTTACTATATCCGCACAGGATCAGTTCAACAAAAGAACTGGCGAAAATAGCAGGTATTTAACAGATGATCTTTCAAATCCTTGATAACAAGATTGAGTGCGCTGGCTACTACAGTGACGGCAAAATTTACAAAGAAGATGTTGGACGAGACTTCACCCAGACTTGGGATGCTAGTCCTAATTTTATTTCTAGTAATGTTGAGTACGCGAAACTATACGCGGGTGTGGACAGTATAGATGATGTATCACTACCGGACCACCTACACACTGAATGGCAGTCTTCTACAAAACGGATGAAGGCATTTATTAATTCACTAAGAAAAGCAAAAGTTAGTTTAGATGACCATTGTTTTTATGATTTGGTACCAGATAAGTTCCTAACAGACTTCTATGAAAACAAAACACAAATCACAGATTTTGTCTTTAAGAACTTTAGCAAGCCAGCCAACTATGATTTTCTTAAGGATGTTAATTTGCTATTAGCTAAGATCGCTGGTCAAAAACTTATCGTTGATAAGAGCAAGTTAAATCAGCGGTTCATGAAGAAAACAGACTTTGTTGCGGCTCAAAAGTTCCTGAACAGCACTGATAAAATCAGTTATAATATATTTAAAAGCAAGACTGGTCGCCTTTCAACACAGAAAACTAGCTTTCCAGTCTTAGCTTTTGATAAAAGATTCCGGCAGATTTTGAAGCCACACAACCACTGGTTCTTAGAGCTAGACTTCAATGCGAATGAACTTCGTGTTTTACAAGCTTTAAATGGTGTAGAACAGCCGAAAGAGGATATCCACGACTGGAACATCAAGAATATATTTGGAAGCGATACAGAGCGATCTGATGCGAAGAAGAGGGCATTTGCTTGGCTTTACAATCCAAACTCACAAGATGCGGCAATGAGTAAGTTTTATGATAAGGAGAAAATCTTATCAACATATTACAGAGACGGCATCATCACAACACCTTTTGATCGTAAGATTGCTAGTGATGACTTCCATGCTCTAAACTACTTGATTCAAAGCACGGCATCTGATGTTTGTTTGAAACAGACACTCAAGCTGGATAAGCTTTTAGAGGGTAAGAAAAGCTATATTACAGCAGTGATCCATGATTCAGTTTTGATCGACTACGATGAGGGGGATAAGGATATCTTAAAAGAATTGGTTTCTACATACGGCAAAACTAGCTTTGGAGATTTTAAAGTTAACATTTCAGTTGGACTAAACTACGGAGAGATGAAAGAATTATGCAGGTAATTGGGATTGGTACAGGAGGTTGTCAGGTTGTTAATGATCTGGCACAATATGGTGTTTATGATATCATTAATGTTGACACATCTTTTAAGGTTGGATTGGACAGTGTAACAAACATTGAGCTTGAAAGGCAAGAAACTTTCAAACAGTATGAGACAGAAACAAAGCTTGACATCAGCCGCGAAGTAAAGTATAATAGTGTACATGTGTTTTTGTTCGGCGGAGGAAAAACCACTGGCTCAGTACTTAGAATTTTAGAAAAAATTAAAGATAAAAAAATTACGATTCACTACATAAAACCAGAAAAAAACTTTTTGTCTAACAAACAAAAGTTAAGAGAGCGAGCGACATGTGGTATACTACAAGAGATGGCTAGGTCTGGAGTGTTCAATAGAATCTATCTTTATGATGCTTCTAAAATCTTAGAGGGGCAAGAGGTTGCTTTTCTCAAGAAGAAAGACTATGTTTCGAAAACAATAGCGGGAATGTTTCACACGATTAACTTTACAAAAAACACTGAAGACTTATTTTCAAATGTTGAGGAGCCAATGGAAGTCAATAGAATTGCTACGATTGGTACGGTTAATCCAGAAGATGGAAAAGAGGTATTGTATTTTCCTCTTGACAGCATCCGAGAAAAGTGTTACTATTTCGTTATGAGTAAGACAGCACTGGAGACCCCCGGTGTTATAGAAAAAATAAATGACCAAATAAAAGAAGAAAATGAACAATCTTCTTTTAAGATTATAGAGTCAGACTGGTCAGATAATCATGTTTATATGGAAGCATTTACAAATGTTGTCCAGATAACCCAAGAAAAAACGGAGGAATAAATGGGTATTGATCTTAAAAAAATGCGGCAAAAGTTGTCCGATCTACACAACAAGGGCGGTAACGGTAGCGGCGTTAAATTTTGGAAGCCAGTTGACGGAGAGAATGTTATTCGCATTCTACCTTCACCAGATGGTGATCCCTTTAAACACTTTCACTTTCACTACAATGTGGGAGAGAAGGCAGGCTTTTTGTGCCCAAAGAAGAACTTTGGTGACGATTGCCCTGTGTGTGATTTTGTGTCTAAGCTTTACAACGATGGTGACGATGAGTCCCGGCAGTTGGCTCGTAAGCTTGTAGCAAAGAGTCGCTTCTTCTCACCGGTTGTTGTTCGCGGAGAAGATAATGAAGGTACTAAGGTTTGGGGCTACAGCAAGACAGTCTATGAAAACTTGCTACAACTAGTTCTAAATCCTGACTATGGCGATATTACAGATGCCGACGCAGGCACCGACCTAGCTTTGGTTTACGGCAAAGCACCCGGTGCGATGTTTCCATCTACTAATATTACTGCCCGTCGTAAGACATCTAAGATTTCGTCTGATGATGCTCTTATGAAGGAGCTTATGGAAACTGAAATCGACTTTGATAAGATTTTCGAAGTTAAGACTAAGGAAGAGGTTGGTGCTATTTTAGACAAGTTCCTACTTGGTGAAGATGGTGGTAACGACTCTGATGGAGTTGTTGTTACAGATAAGTCGGGAGGCTCATCCGTTGATGATGCTTTCAAGGACTTGCTAGCTAGCTAATCAGTGGGGGGGAGCAATCGCTCCCCCCCTTTCACTACGGAGGGAAAATGGCGAAAGCGACAGCAATTGGTCGGTTAAACATAGCCGACATGAAAAAGTTAATTAATAAAAAAGCAGGAACTAATGTAGCATTCTCATTAGCAGAAGATAACCCAACAGAGGTTAACCAATTTATTCCAACTGGATGTAAATGGCTTGATGGTATTATCAAAAGAGGCACATGGGGTGGCATTCCTGTAGGAAAGATAAGTGAGATTGCCGGTTTGGAAGCAACTGGTAAGTCTTACATGGCAGCACAAATCGCTGGCAATGCTCAAAGAATAGGAATAGATGTAATCTATTTTGATTCAGAGAACTCTATTGACCCAGAGTTTTTGGCAAATGCTGGTTGTGATATTGAGAAGTTGCTTTATGTACAAGCAAGTTCGGTAGAGTTTGTGTTAGAAACTATTGAGAGTCTGTTGGCTAACAATGATAGTCAAATGCTTTTTATCTGGGATAGTATGGCTTTAACTCCATCGGTATCAGATATTGAATCAGACTTTAATCCGTTATCAACAATGGCGGTAAAGCCTCGTATTCTATCAAAGGGTATGGCAAAGCTAATTCAGCCAATCGCTAACACGAAGTCAACTCTGCTAATTCTAAATCAGTTAAAAACTAACATCACTAGAAACACAGCAGAAGCTCTTACGACTCCTTACTTCGCACCGGGAGGCAAAGCTTTAGCTTATTCTTATTCTTTAAGAGTCTGGCTAACTGCTCGCAAAGGTAAGTCGTCTTTTATCTTTGATGATAAAGGTTTTAGGATTGGTACCGAGGTTAAAGCGAAGATTCAGAAGTCTCGTTTCGGAACTCAAGGTCGTCAATGTAATTTTAAGATCTTGTGGGCTGGAGATGAAGTAAAAATTATGGATAAGGAAAGTTGGTTTGAAGCCGTTAAGTCGTCTGATAAACTAACAAATGCTGGAGCATGGTTCACTCTACATCATGAAGATGGATCAAAAGATAAGTTCCAGTCAAAGCAGTGGATAAATAAATTACAAGAAGAGAAGTTCTACAACAGAGTTATTGAATTGTTGGAAGACGAAGTAGTAATGAAGTTTGATAAAAGAATTGGAGACTCAAGCGACTTCTATGAAGATACAGAGAAAAAATAATAAAAGAAACCCTGCTGAGGTCAGGCATAGACAAAGTGCTTGACTTCTCCTCCAACCCCTGCTAGAATATCATTTCTAGCAGGGGTTTTTTTATGGAAAGAATTATGATCGTAGACATGTTAAACATGTACTACAGAGCCTACATCGTTGATCCTTCGTTGTCTTCTAACGGACAACCAATCGGAGGAATCAAAGGCTCTTTAAAAATTTTACAAAAGTTATGTAGAGAGATTAGACCAACACAGGTTTATATTTGTTGGGATGGTCGTGAAGGCTCATCCAAGCGGAGGAAGATTAATAAAGGGTATAAGGAAGGGCGAAAGCCTATCCGGCTGAACCGAAGTGTTAAGAACATGACAGAGAAGCAAGAAGCACAGAATAAGATCTGGCAGATGATTAGGCTCGCTGAATACTTCAATCAGTTGCCACTTTGCCAAATCAACATTGACTACTCTGAAGCCGATGATATTATCGGGGCTTTAGTCAAGAGGTTCAAAGATAAAGAGAAGGTGATCGTATCAAGCGATAAAGACTACTTCCAACTATTGGATGAGTCAACACTTCTGCTTCGTCCAACACAGAAGCAGATCTTAAATAAGAATAATATTTTAGAAGAGTACAATATTCACCCATCAAACTTCGCACTTGCGAGGGCTATCGTGGGAGATAAGAGTGATAACCTGCCCGGTGTAAGAGGCATTGGACTCAAGACAGTAGCGAAAAGAATGCCTTTTTTGAAGGATAAAGAAGATTGCCTCTTGAAAGATGTGTTCGAATCTGCTATAGTAGAAGACCGATTTTGGGAAAAGATAACAGAGCACAAAAGTTTGATTGAAGAAAACTATAAAGTTATGAATCTGGGAACTGTCTTTCTATCCCCTCAGAATACAAGGGTGATTAAAGAGTCGGTAGAGAACTACCCACTAGAGTTCGCTCGCACTGAGTTTATTAAAATGATGATGCAAGACGGATTTGCTGAATTAAACTGGGATGATTTGTATTCATCCATGAACCGTATAAGGATTGCTAATGCTAAATAAAGATTTTTCAAAGTTTGGAAAACATTTCCAAGAGAACTTGGTACAGATTATGTTCGAAGATAGAGCTTTCTGTGATCAGGTTGGAGAGGTCTTTAAGGCAGAGTTCTTAGAACAAAAGTATCTTCAGCAGTTTGTTGATAAGTTGTTTGGTTACAAAGCACAATACAAGACACACCCGTCTTCACAGGCTTTTTCAACAATCTTGCGAACAGAACTGGATGAATCTAATCCAATCTTAGTTAAGCAAGTCCGTGATTTCTTTGCTAGGATTCAAGCAAACCCCGCTGTAAATGACGAAGAATATGTTAAGCACACATCATTAGACTTTTGTCGCAAGCAAAAGCTAAAAGAAGCTCTAATGAAGTCAGCGAACTTACTTCAAAAAGCTAGCTTTGATGAGATATCAGTTCTTATTAATGAGGCTTTAAAGTTAGGTTCAGACAATTCTTATGGGTACGATTACAAACTTGATTTTGAGAAAAGGTTTGTACTAACACACAGAGACCCAGTTTCAACCGGTTGGGATCTAATCGATAAGATTAGCAAAGGTGGCTTAGGAGCAGGTGAGTTGGGTGTTGTTATTGCTCCAACTGGAGCGGGTAAGTCAATGGCTCTTGTCCACTTGGGCACACGAGCTTTAGTTGAAGGCAAGACAGTGGTTCACTTCACACTAGAGTTGGGTGATACTGTTGTCGCAGGTCGTTATGATTCTTGTTTAACAGGGATCCACCTAAAAGATCTTTATCATCGCAAGGACGATATCTACGATGAAGTTAAAGATGTTAAGGGCAATGTGATTGTAAAAGAGTATCCAACTAAGTCAGCCTCTGTCTTAACATTGAGAAATCATCTTAGTAAGTTACAGAACCGTGGAATTGAGATTGGAACAATCATTGTAGACTATGCTGACCTTTTGAAACCAACTGGAAACAATTATAATGAAAAAAGAATTGAGTTAGAGACGATTTATGAGAACTTAAGAGGGCTTTCTCAAGAGTTTAAATGCCCTATTTGGACTGCCTCACAAACAAACCGTGGGGGATTAAATGCGGAAGTTATTACAATGGAAAGTATTTCTGAAGCATTCAACAAATGTTTTGTCGCAGACTTCATATTTACTCTATCTCGGACGATCGAGGACAAGAATGTTAACGCGGCTAGAATGTTCGTAGCAAAAAATAGAAATGGACCAGACGGACTTGTTTATCCAATGAAGATGGACACATCCAATGTTTTATTGGAAGTCTTAGAGCCGGATGGTAATTCCATTACAGATATTAATAAAGAAGCTGCTAAGAACCAAAAGCAAAAATTAGCCGATATTTACAAGAAATTTAAAAAGGAGAACAAATAATGCAAAGAGCGTCAGAAATTCTGTCAGACATCACCGTACACATGAAGTACGCAAAGTATGATCCTGAAAAGGAACGTAGGGAAAATTGGGTAGAACTTTGTACTCGCAATATGAATATGCATATTAAGAAGTACCCAGAATTAGAGAGTGAGATTAAAGAAGTCTATGACAACTATGTCATATCAAAGAAAATTTTACCTTCTATGCGGTCAATGCAGTTCGCTGGCAAGCCAATTGAGGTTGCCCCAAATCGTGTATATAATTGTGCTTACATGCCAATAGATCATGCTGATGCTTTTTCTGAATGTATGTTTTTATTATTGGGTGGAACCGGTGTTGGTTTTTCAGTACAGGCACACCATGTTGAGAAACTACCAGAAATTCGCAAGCCAAACACTAAAAGAACTCGTCGCTTCTTAATTTCTGATTCGATCGAAGGTTGGGCAGATGCAGTCAAAGCCCTTATTCACTCCTACTTTAAAGGCACATCTAGATTACGATTTGATTTTAGTGATATCCGAGCAAAGGGTGCAAGGCTTGTAACTACTGGCGGTAAGGCACCGGGACCACAACCACTTCGCGAATGTTTAGTAAAAGTTGAAGGTGTGTTGAGTGAAAAAGAAGACGGCGATAAATTAGAGCCAATCGAGGTTCATGATATGATTTGTTACATCGCTGATGCAGTTTTAGCTGGCGGTATTCGTAGAGCCGCACTTATCTCTTTGTTTTCAGCAGACGATGACGAGATGATTTCCTCAAAGACCGGTAGTTGGTGGGAAGCCAACCCGCAACGAGGTCGAGCAAACAATTCAGCAGTAATTCTACGACACAAAGTTGATAAAGAATACT